ACCCTTGAGATGGAAGGGACAGATGGAAGCATAACAACTCATACAACTACATTAACTCCAGATAGTGAACAGTATATAGATCAAAAAGCCGCTGATGAAACTGCAAATAAATATGGAAGATTTCATTGGGATTACTATGGCAAAAATGAATCTAGAGTCTTACCTGGTTCTAAATTTAAAGTTGAAAATGGCAAAGTAACATATGATAAACAATTTGTTGGTACAGGATTACAACAAAACTATGACAATATTGCTAAAAGCTTTAATGAATCACAAGGTGGTAATTACAAAGGTTTAATTGAAGGTGCTGTTAATTCTTTACCTGATAAATATATAGAAGACATAATAAGATTTGATGATCAAGGAAGAAGAGAAGGAGATATTAATACTTTTGATGGCTATTATTTAGATAATAAAATAACATCAAAAGCCCCAGGAGACTATGCACAACCTCCTAGTTTTGCTGTTGATGGCACAGGCTTTGATGCTGAATATTACGGCACGCAAACAACACATGGACAAGCTGCATTACAACGTTGGAGTGATGCACAAACAGGAGTTTTAGGTGCTTTACCTGATTTAGATGTTGTTGGTCCATACGGTATTGCAAATACTCCTAATAATATAAATCTTTTTCTTCATGGTACATATACAGATATTAAAAATTCTGGTATTCCAGATAAAGATAATAGAGGTAATGCTGCTGAAGCTACTGCAGCATCTAATGCCTATTTTGAAAATTGGAATACAATCCCAGAAGAGCAACAGCAAGCTTATCGTGATGACTTATTAGGATTAACAACAACAAGTCAAGGAAGTGGCAGCCCAACTGTTGACTGGGATGAGCCTTTTGTCTTAGACGCAGATGGCAATATTGTTTATGAAGTAGATGAGTTTGGAAATCAAACCCCTTTAGTTAATCCTGACGCAATTAGTTTTTTAGAAAGCAGTGTCTTTAATGTTTTTGGTAAAAAAGATTTAGAACAGCAAGATAAATTTAAAGCACTATCTTTAGACCTTTTGCAAACGTCTATGGATAAATTAAATGAAGAAAGAGCACGAGAAAGAGAACTAAATATGTATATGGGTTTACCAGGTTTTGATGAAATTTATGGTGCAAATTCTACAATTGCAAATTCATTACTTGGTGATAGTGGCATAGGCGGTTTCCTTTCTATGGCAGGTGTAAATGTAGATAAGATGACAGAATCGTTGGAAGATGATTTAAGTAATGTAACTGGAATATCCAACAACAGTAGTGTATATAACTGGCAAAAATGGTTTGATGAAACACTGCTTGAACGTTATGAAACAATGGAAGAAATTACAGGAAAATTACAAGCAGATGTAGAAGGATTAGACCCTATTTTAAATAGAAATCAATGGAATAATTTTCAAACAAGTATAAATAATACAGAACCAGGAACAGAAGAATGGCAGGCTTTAATGGATGCAAATAATCTTCCAAGAAGTGTAAGTAAAGAAAGAGCACTAGAAATCAAAAATCCAGATAATTGGAGTGCTTTATTAAATAAATATGATTTAGATCCTGATTTAACTAAAGAAGAAACAATTGAAATATTGTCAAATGAAGAGAATGAAATTGCTAAAATTTATACAATTGAAGATGAATTTAGAACTTCTTTTATTGAAGATTATATTAAACCACGTTTTGATCAATCAAAATCAATGGATGAATTTATATCTTATTTAGATAGTTTAGATGAAGACGAACAAAATATTTTTCAAACTCAAGATGCAATGCAGGCATTAAAAAATGTTGCCTCTGCACATGCATCAGCAAAATTAAATATGATTCAAGCAACTCCTGACCAAACTTTTGATTCTGCTTTTTATTTTGATCCTACAACTGCAATTGATACTAGAGAAGGGTTTGAAGGTCCTAAAGATGAAGACTATAGAAAACAAGCTGAACGTGTTCAAAATGATTATGAAATTGCTAATACGAATCCAAATGCAATTGTTGAAGGTAGTCAAAGTGACTTTAACCCACAAGGTGTAACCTGGGCACAATATGCTTATTACTATGGTGTTGATTTATCAAATCAAGATCAATTTGCTCGTTTACATTATGATGCAATAGGTAAAGGTATTGCTTTTGACCCAGCAAAAGATGTTACTAGTTTGGCTGATATTAAAGGATATATTGTTGACACAGTTATACCAGCAGTTAGTGAAGCTAAATTAGATTTAGGTGACGCTGCTTTTTCTGCTTTTACTACACCAGAAGAATTTGCAGATGAATTATTAAAAGGTATTGATCCTACTGAAAATAATCCGGAATGGAAAGAAGTATTAGAAACTTTTGGACTTGAAGTAGATAGCTCTTTAGATGAAGTTAAAGACTATATTATTGATATTACAAGAACTGGTGCAGCACAAGAAATAAGAGAAACTATCAAATATTTAAATGAAAAAAAATTAACACCAACACAAGAGCGCATAGGTGTTAGTTATATTGAAAGAGAAGAAGATGCTAATCCTACAGACCCAGAAGGACAAACTGCTTTATTTCAAATTTTTAGTGACGCTGGATATGCAGGTACACAGGATGAATTCTTTACAGAATTTATGCCTGATGCAGATAGAGCAGATATTGAATTTATTACACAAGGAATGGCTGGAGGCGGAGGATTTAATTTAGAAGAAGTTTCTAGCGATCCTTTTGCAGCTTTATCACAGATTGGTGGATTAATGGGAGACGCAGACGATGTGTTTAGTGCAGGGAGCGTTGATTATGATGATGAAGAAGATTCAAATTATTTTAGTCTTTTTGATGAACCAGAAGATTCTTATAGTGATGCTGGGAGGGATTATATTAAAGAATATACTTCTTTCTTTAGTTCATAATGGCAGAAAAACATAAAAAAGCAGCTAAAGCTGCAAAGTTAAATAAAGACAAAATGGCTTGTAATAAGCCTAAAAAAACTCCTGGACATAAAACTAAATCTCATGTCGTAAAAGCTTGCGAAAAAGGAAAAGAAAAAATTGTCCGTTTTGGTCAACAGGGTGTAAAGGGCGCTGGCAAAAATCCAAAGACAGCCAAAGAGAAAGCACGTAAGAAGTCATATTATGCAAGACATAATGCTCAGGATAGCAAACCAAGCAAAATGAGTGCTCGGTATTGGAGTCATAAAGTCAAATGGTAACTGTACAAATAGAATTACCTCTTGAAGATGTAAGAGCATTATATGAAGCAGTTTGTGCAGCTTTAAAATATTGGCCAGGAGGTCAGCCAGAAGAACAAGAAAAATATCAACAACTAAAATTATTTTTATTTAGTATACTGTGTGAAGCTTCTTTAGATGTATGAACAAAGGCGGTAGCTACGTTGTCGGAAAGCCTAAAAAAACAAGGCAAGGAAATGGTAAACATTCTCGTCCAAATCATGGACGTAAAAAACTTCGTGGACAAGGAAAATAATATATAGTATAAAGATATGCAAAGCTCTAATGTATCTTTACCAAGATGCTATTTCTATAATTAAAGCCTTTGAAGGCTTTAACGAAAAAGCTTATCCTGATCCTGTTACTGGAAGCGATCCATATACTTTTGGATATGGAACACAATTTTATCCAGATGGCTCTCAGGTTAAGCAAGGGCATTGTTGCACCAAAGAAAAAGCACTAGAGTATTTACTTTATGAAGTAAATATTATTGCAGAAGAAATTGATAAATTAAATCTTGAAATTGATCTTGATATGAAACAAGGATTGATTTCTTTTATTCATTCAGTAGGCTGGGACTCTTTTTTATATAGTCCTATTATTGATTTATGTGAAAATGAAAATTATGCACAAGCTGCTCAAGAGTTTGGTAAATGGATTTTTAATGAAGAACATGAAGTAATTGGTGGGTTATTGGATAGAAGGAGACAAGAAGCTTGTTTGTTTTTAGATTTAGAAAATCTTCCTGGAGGTTTATTGTTAAAAGCCTTTAGAAATTATTCAGCTTCTGCAGAACAAGTTGCTGCTATTAGGCAGCTTGAAACAGAAATAAACCCTTATGTTCTGTCAGAATTTGCTAATAAATTTAATGTTACATACAGTGGTGACTTTGATTTATCCGAAGAGGATTTACGTTTTATTTTTGAATTCCAAAAATAAATCTATACACTAGAATAAGTAGAGTAAAGGTTAATCGGATGGGTGACTCAACATCTACCAAAGAGTTTGAATTGCCATTACACCTGCAACTTGCCATGCGCAAAGCAGAATTAGAAGCACAAGAATTAACCTGGGACCAGCTTTATATTGCGTTGTTAAATTTATATCATCAACGTCTTTTGGAAATACAAGCTGTAAAAGATATGCTACAAGCTGAAAATATTGAGTTAGAGTTTGATATTCCAAGTGATATAGAGCTAGCACAGCTAGCCCTAACAATCATGGCTAGCCAAGACGATGATGAAGAGGATGATGATTTAACACCTTTCTTTGGTTAAGTTACAAAGCTATTAATCTATTTAGATACCACTGAGCTTTTTTCAGTGATTCAATACCCCCTTTATGCTTTTCGCGCCAAACATATTTTGCTACGTTACCTTTTAGGTAGCCTCTATATTCTTCTGGCGTTAGCTGTGCTTCGATGGCTTCAATGCACTCAAGTCCTCCATCGTTGTAGTGAGAAGGGTGATTAACGTTATCAACAAAAATTTCTTCGTGTTTTTTTACATAAGTATTCCATACTTTTTTGTCATAGGTTATTTCATTTTCATCACTACTTGTATCAACAGCCCAAGGTACAGGACAGATACCTCCAGGACAATCTGATATTTCTTCTTCTGAAGTTACCGGTTCAAACCAGCTTTCATCTTTCTTTGTTTCTTCTCGTCCATTTCCATTTCCTCCGGTGCGAAGTCGCCCATATCCACCATCAATTGTCGTGGTTGAGGCATTGCTCCCATTGCTATTCCCTGTTCCGCGCTCGGAATTGTGCCCGTTACTCCGCATCGTTGTAGTTCCTCAGGATCAATGGCTAAGTTAGTACGAGGACGCATTTCTTGTGTTACTGCAAGTCCTCTATTGAATTGATCATACACCGGAACATCATTATTTTCATTATTTAATTCCTGTCCAAAATCAGAAATTGTAACCATACGAGTCTTAAGCTCGTCATTGTCCTTAATAAAAGAGGATAAAAAATCCATGTCGTTTTATTCTCATTAGTTAAGTTCAATTATAATTCAACTATGATAACTTCTAAAAATAATAGTGGCAGCTAGCTCTGGTGGATTTGTTAATGATCTAACTCCTGAGCGAGCGTATGACGTAGATATTCGCCGTTTGGAAGATGACGAGAAACGTACTGCGTATGCTGGGGACATTCGCAACGAGCGACAGCAAGATCGTGTTGAAAAGTTTTTGAGAGCAAAGAAATCAGCCGGAAAGTTTCGGCAGAAGATGAATTACGATCAACCATTTACAGATAGGCAAGGACAAACACCAGCTTTTATTGAAGGAGATCCCTTTGGAAAAGCAGGTGCAACTAACTATGCAAATAAACCACAACCCTCAACAAATCGTTTGTACTATCCATACACAAGTTTTTCTTAAACCTTAGATAAGACTACTTCATACGGTTGTTTTTGATATTTTCCTTTACGCGTTTGATAATCAACTTCACAAGGTTCTCCTTGAAAAAATAACAACTGGCAGATTCCTTCGTTAGCGTAGATTTTATTAAACAAAGGAGTACAGTTGCTAATTTCTAATGTCAAATGACCTTCCCAACCAGCTTCTGCTGGTGTAATATTTGCCATAATTCCAGCTCTTGCATATGTACTTTTACCTACCGCAACTACGGTAACGTCGCGGGGTAAAGCCAAGCGTTCAACAGCAACGCCGAGGCAATAGCCAAAAGGAGGAATAATAAAATAACGTCCGTGTTCATCTTCATGAAGTTCAGTTTCCTTTAGGATTTCAGGATCAAAGTTTTTAGCATCACACATACCGTGCGGGACGCCACCAAATAACAAGCATTGATTAGGTGATAGCCGAATATCATAACCATAGGAACTAAGACCGTAGCTAAGAATAGGAACTTCATTTTCTTTATTAATTAGAGAAGGTTGGAAGGGAGTAATCATCCCTTCTTCTGCAAATACACGAATTTCTTTATCGCTTAAAACCGTCATAACTAGAACTCAGTTCAAATATTTTACACAATAATCCTGCCTTTTTCAGAATAAATATTAATAAATTCTTGAGTAGCTTCTTCTATATTGTTTCTTGGTTGCAGATAAACAACTAAGCTGCAGCCTGTATTTCTTGACAAAATTTTATCGTCAGCATAATAATGACGAGTTAACGTAGGTCGTGATTTTAAAATACAAACAGGGTAATCAAAAATATCCTGACAATACATTGTCATGTCAATAAAGTTAGAAAAATACAAACCTTGTTCAATTTCTCCCGATAACCATTTACGTTTTAATGTTCTCCACCATAAAGCATGGCCTGAAGTTAGTGTTGGAGATAATCCTCTTGTTATTTTCCAGCGTTGGCTTTTCTTGTGCCAAAAATAAGATTGGCTTGGAGGAAATAAATAAACATTACCAAACCATTTTTCTTCATTTAAGCCATCTTCTTTTGGAGTGTAGTAGTGTTTTGCTCCGACGTATTCGTTAGCAAATGCAGAGCTAGCTGGATCGAGATCAATTTGACCCATAAGGAGATGGGCAGAGTCAACCAAATCACGGTTAGTAATCCATTCAAACTCTTCTGAGCGTACGTTACCTCGCTTAAGACCCATCACTCAGATTCTTTATTGTAATCAATATAAAAATAACGCATGCCCTGGTGATCGTTAAGAATGTAACCAGCTCCTGCTGTAGGGTCAATCTTTTGAACTGATTCTAAAATTCGTCTAAAAGATTCAGAAAGATCTTCATTATTAGATGATTCTGCGTCTTCCTTAGCACTATGCAATTCACTTAAGGTCAACCAAAACATTGTACGTTCCGTATTGTTTGGTTGAAAACACATTGCTCCTGGTCCTTCTATTTCCCAAAACTTTATATATTCTTTACCCATATCACCAAGAATTAACTTGATAGTGGCATCGGCATACTTGACGCTATTGCCATCAAGATCTTTTCCACACAAAGCAGTAAGAAGTTTTTCGCGTCTATCCATTTTTTAAAAGTTTTTGTTTTTGAAGTATTGAAAGCATTTTGGGTAATGGCTGATAAATAACAACCATTTTTCCTAAGATACCACGTTTTTTTATTAATTTTCCGTTCTCATCTTTTACTTTATCAAACTCACCAGAACGAATTAAATACTCAGCCACACAACGTAAACGACGCTTTAAAGGAAGATCGGCATTTGGAAAACGACTACAGATAGTTTCTGGTTGCATATCTTGAAAAGCTAAACGCAATCGATTGGCTAATGTCATGCTGCTATTAGGATCTTCTAATTCAAAATCACGAATTGATTGCACATAACGGCGCATAATATTTTCATCAAAAGAACCTTGAGGAGGTAAAAATTTTTCTACTTGAGCGGCTAAGCTCTTTGGTAAGTTCTTTTGATAGTTATCAAAAGTGAGTTCAGCTATTTTTATTCCATCAAAACGATGCGTCATTTTAATCTTCTACATTAGGAACAGAAGGATCAGGTATATGATCTAAATTCCTGCGTGAATCACCGGAATATAAATCAACAGAATTAATAGGATCAAATGTTCTCAGATTAACATCTTCTCCTTTTCTGTAAGAAAGAATAAGCTGATTCCAAGGAATGCGAATCATCTTTTTATGTGTTCCAACAGGCATGACAATGTAATGAACACCTTGTTGCCAACCAAAATCTTTTCTTTTTTTGCCTTGCAAAATCCAATTTCGAATTGTTTGATCTGTTACATTTAAGCGACGCGCACATTCTTCAGTAGAAATATATTCATCAGAATAAACCTCAGGTGATACTAGGTCAGTTTCTTCATTTTGGTATCGACTGTGCCACATTGAAGACAAAATGTTTCGAATTCCGCGTAATTCAGCATTAATAGAATTCAATGCCTTAACGATTCCGCTTGTTTCAGTCTTGCTCATCGCAAAAGATTTTGATTAATGCTACACTTTCAATGAACAATAACCCAGTACTAATGGAAGATCAAGTCCCTTCCAGCAAGCAATATGTAACTCCTGGACAAATGCCGCAAGAAAATAATTATTTTACAGATCCAACTGGACCACGCTATCAAAATCCAGCTGAATTTGATCAAGCAATGTATGAACAGGCTATGGCAGCACAAACTCCTCAACCACAACAACCAGGAGTAAAATTTAATGTGCCTGACTTTGAGGCAATGAGAAAAGAGGCTTTACAACAAGCCATTCAGCAAGTTACTCAAACTCCTGCGCCTCCTGCTCAAATTCAACAACCAGTTCAAGAAGAACCTAAAATTATTTATGTAAGAAGGAATTTAACATTAGCAGAAATTTTAGTTATTTTTGTTCTTGCCAGTGGCATCGTCTTAGGAGTACAAGGTATTTGGTCATTTGCAACAGATATTTTACCTCGAATTGAAATTCGCGATAAATAAGCAGTCCTATAATATCAGTTAGGATTTGACTTTATAAATAGGTGGCAAATAGAAAGATCTCACAATTTCCGACGATTGAATCGGTAGATATTGCCAATGCAGATCTTCTGACCCTGGTTCATGTCTTTGAAGTTGACCCTGCTTTAAGAAATAAAAAGATATCTTTTAGTGGTTTTAGAGACTATCTTGATCAATATTATATCAATGTAGGAGAAGATCCTACTTACAACAATATTACTATTACAGGTAATTTAGGTGTAAGCGGCGATACTAGCCTTAATAATCTTACTGTTAGTGGTAGTTCAGATTTTCAAGCGGTTATTGTTGGGGGTGACCTAACAACTAGTGGAAGTTTTTCAGTAACAGGAACGATCACTGGTAGTCAAATTGAAGTTAATAATGTTATTGCAGATTTTATTGAAATTAGTTCAGGCAATTTTACGATTGCTACTGGCACAACAATAGATTTTGTTACGGGTTTCTTTGACACCATGTCAGGAGCAACCCTGACAGGAGAAAGTTTTGGTGTTGTTTCTGGAATTATTGTCGATGCTGATATCAACGATTTATACGCACAAGTAGCTCAAATAGATACTCTTAATGTAAACAATGCAACATTTACAGGAGTTTTAACTCATAGTGGCACTATTAATAGCAATGACATTAACGCAACAGGCACTATTTCTGGTGCGACGATTACAGGTGACATCGGAAAATATACGACACTTACAGGTCAAACAGCCGTATTTACAACACAAGTCTCTGGTACAACCATTACCGGTAACTCTGCTTTCTTTGAAAGAACAACAGGAACATTTATTGATGTAACAAATTTATCTGGTACAACAATCACTGGTGACAATGGCCAGTTTTTAAATGTTACTGGATTTAGTTCACACTTTACTTCTTTATCCGGTACAACAATTACAGGTGATGCAGCAAATCTTGGAGTTACTTTAGGAACATCAGGATTTTTCACTTATTTATCTGGTACTACTGTTACTGGTGCTTCTGGTTTATTTACTTCATTACAAGCTCAAACATTAACTGCAGCAAACTTACAATTTAGTGGCGACCAAACTGTTAGTGGTAGCTTTACTGTATTAGAAAATTTACTAGTTAGTGGTTCAGGTTACTTCGCTTCTGGTGTAACAATTACAGGAGAAGTAAGTGGTGAAATAATTACAGCACAGTCAGGTAATTTTGATACTATTATTACCTCTCCTTTAATTACTGGAACTTTATCGGGTGACAATGTATATGTAAGTGGAACTATTACAGGAACAACTGTTTCTACAACAAGTGGACATTTTGTAACTGCTACAGGCACTACTGCTTCCTTTACAACCTTTACAGGAACAAGTGGAGTTTTTACTAACGTAACAGGTACTTCATTCTCAGGAACAACAATTCATGCACAGACTGGTGTATTTGCTTCTGGAACTGCATTAAGACCTTCTATTAGTTTTGAAGGACAAGATGACACCGGTATCTTTGTTACCAGTGGAACTATTGATGGTAATCCAGCACAAGAAAAATATCTAGGCTTTACTACTAGTGGTCAGGAACGTTTCCGTATCAGTCGTTATGGTGCCCTGGGAATCTCAGGAGAAAACTACGGTGCTCATGGACAGGTTTTAGTTTCGCAAGGAGCAGGTGAAGCACCTATTTGGACCAGCACGATTAGTGGCATTGTTATTAGTGGTGGTGAAATATCAATTACTGGTGATTTATTTGTTAGTAATACGATTACTGGCTATCGCATTTCAGGTGAATTTATTGATGCAGTACAAGAAATAACAGCAGCAAGCGGTGCGTTTGCAGGTACTGTTACAGGTTTGACTGTACTTGCTAATACTATTTCAGGCGCAACCATTTCAGGACAAACAGTTACAGGTGTTAGAGCATTATTTGCAACAGGTACTTTCCAAGATTTATTTGTCGATGATGACTTTGTTATTGGAGATAATCTTACTGTTAGTGGTGATCTAGAGGTTAGTGGCAATTCAGTCTTTGATAGTGGCATTGTTGTTAGTGGCTCTAGTATTTTCCGTGAGGGTATTACAGTCACCGGTACAAGTAATTTTGTTAGCGGAATTCTTATTGGACAAAACTTAACAGTAACTGGAACTATTTCTGGTACTACTGTTACTGGAGAAACAGCCACATTTACAACTGGTCAATTCAATGATCTTTATATTGACGATGTTTTTATTGTTGGAGATAACTTAACTGTTAGTGGAGATTTAAACGTAAGTGGAGAAGCTTATTTCCAAAGTGGATTACTAAGTCGAGATCAGGCTTTCTTCCCTTCAGGAAACCAAGCTAATCCTGGAATCACTTTTATTGATGATGCCAACACAGGTTTATATAGCAGCTCAGGAGATGCAATTGAATTTACTGCAGGTGCAAGCAGAAAAGCGACAATCTCTTCTGGTGTCTATGGTGCGGTCCTAACAATTTGGGGTAACTGAGTTAGAATGTATTTAAAAGTAGTAGCTGAGATCTTTTAATCATGCCACAGTTTGGCGAGGTTCGCGTTGATTTTATAACGTTTACTACAGGCGTTTCACCAAACGAGGCAAGTGTTACTGTACCTGTCTCAGGACTTCTACGTAATCCTACTTTTAGTGGTAATGTCATCATCAATGGTGACCTAGATGTTCAAGGTGATATCACAAATAGTGGTAACTACAATACCGTAACAGGAAATATTACAACAACTAGTGGCACTATTTCTGGTGCTATTGGTCGATTTACAACAGGAATTGTTGGAGATTTAACAGTTACCGGAACACTATCTGGTGTTGACCGAATTTATTTTGAAAGCGGTAGTGCTACTGAGCCATCAATTACTTTTATTGATGACGAAAATACAGGCATTTTTACAGTTGCTCCCAACACTATTTCAGTTACTGCTGACGGTAATGAATGGATACGTGTTTCAGGCAATGGAGATACACATTTATTTAGTAGTGGCGCATTAAAAATTCCGTCTGGTACAACAGCTGCTAGACCAGGGACTTCATCTACCGGCATGATCCGGTATAACACTACCCTTAATCAATTTGAAGGTTATGACGGAACTTGGGCAATCCTTGGTGGAGGAGCAACTGGTTCTGGCGGTGATAGAGTATTCCTATTGAATGAGCAAAATGTAACTACAAGTTTCACTTTGCCATCAGGAGAAAACGCCACTAGTTGTGGTCCTATTTATTTAAATTCTGGTGTCACTGTCACTATTGGCACTGGTGAAAACTGGTCCATCGTTTAACTTAAAGAACAATGACATTACGACTTGGCGGCGACGGTGCAATTACAGGATGTACTTCTCTTGAAGAACCTACTTTAAGTGTTAGCGGTCTTCTTGTAACTACACCTATTGTAGCTACTTCAGGTACTGTTGCAGCTCCTTCATATACATTTACAGGTGACACTAATACTGGTTTTTACCAACCTAATGGGGATGCTATTGGCGTTTCCCTTGCTGGAGTAGAAAGAGCTATTTTAGATAGCAGCAGTAATAACTCTTGGTTGTTAATTAAATCTACTGCTTCTACAGGAGATAGCGCTGAACTTTTCTTAGGCAATAGTTATTCCGAAGGTTCAATTTCATATAGTCATGGAACAGGTAATACAAATAGAAATTTAATGTTTAAAACTGCAGGCACTGAAAAAATGCGCCTTGACAGTTATGGAAATTTAGGTTTAGGTGTATCTCCAAATAATGTTAATAATTTTAAAACTTTTACTTTAGCTGGAACAACAGGTGGCAATATTGAATTTCAAGATGGTGGAACACTTATTGGTTCAATTTATAATCTTACAGATCAATTTATAATTCAAGGACAAGGCTCAACTATTCCAGTAGCGTTTAGGACAAACTCTACTGAACGAATGCGAATTGACAGCTCGGGGCGGATGTTGGTAAATACAACTACTTCACGTATTGTTGAAGACAATAGTGGCAACGCTCCTCAAGGAAAAATACAAATAGAAGGATTAAATAGTGATGCAATACTTAGCATTATTGCTGCTAAAGCAGCAGATAGTCATAGATCAGGTTGTATAAGTCTTGGAGCACATAGAGGGTCTGTTGGAGGTACTCCAACTATTTTGCAAAATAATGATACTGTAGGCGCTATTTTGTTTGCCGCTGGCGATGGCACTGATATGCGTACCAGAAGTGCTCAAATTCTAAGTCAGGTAGACGGCACTCCTGGCTCTAATGATATGCCAGGCCGCCTAGTGTTCTCCACTACTGCGGATGGTGCGTCGAGTCCTACGGAGCGGATGCGGATTGATAGCTCGGGCAATATTGAATTTAGAAATGCAGCAACTGCAGTATTAAAGTCTGTCGACACTAGTGGCTCTAGTGCAACTGATTATGGTCAATTTCAGTTCCAAGGTGTTCGTGGAGCAGATAACGACACTCAAACTTATTTGACCATCGATAGCTCAGGAAATTTCGGCATCGGCACTAGCAGTCCTTATTCAGTAAGCGCTACAGGTAATAGTTTAAATATTGCTAATACTTCTAGTAGTGCAGAAATTAATTTCTTGTCATCAACAACAGGATTTAATGCACTTTACTTTGGCGATGGAGCTACTGG